TGTTGCAAGAAGAAATGATAGAGTATGAAAGCTACATCAATGACTTTGTTGAAGTGCCTTTGAACCAAAATCAATTTGATGCACTTTGTTCTTGGGTGTATAACTTGGGACCTACAAACTTAAAAAATAGCACTATGCTTAAAGTATTAAATGAAGAAAAATACGTAGATGTTCCACAAGAAATAAAACGTTGGAACAAAGCGGGTGGTGAAGTTCTTGATGGTTTAATAAAAAGAAGAGAGGCTGAAGCTAAAATGTTTGTAGGAGAAGAATGGCTGTAAGTAAGATATTATTTAATCCCGGCATTAACAAAGAGTTAACTGAACTCATGGATGAGGGTGGATGGGCTGATGGTAACTTAGTTAGATTTAGAAAAGGTTTACCAGAAAAAGTTGGTGGATGGGAAAAAACATTCAATTCGTCCTACGCTGGTACAGGTAGAGCTATAACTGCATGGGTTGCTCTTGATGCTTCAAAGTATTTAGGACTAGGGACAACAACAAAATATTATATTCAAAGAGGAAATAGTATATTTGATGTAACACCAGTAAGAAAAACAAGTACTAACTCAATTACCTTTGCAGCAACAAACGGTTCTTCAACGATTACCGTAACTGACGCTAGTCATGGCGCAGTAAATGGAGATTCTGTAACCATTAGTGGTGCAGTTAGTCTAGGAGGTTTAGTAACTGCAGCTGTTTTAAATCAAGAATACACAATAAATTTAGTTACAGGAACAAATACATATGAAATAACAGCTAAAGATACTTCTGGAACTACAGTAACAGCTAACTCTAGCGATAGCGGTAACGGTGGATCAGGGGTAGATGGCGTGTATCAAATTAATGTTGGATTAGATGTATACGTACCTGCAACTGGTTGGGGTGTAGATACTTGGGGTGCTGGTACTTGGGGATCTAGTTCACCAATTGCAGAAACCAATCAGTTAAGACTTTGGTCACATGATGCTTTTGGAGAAGATTTAATAATTAATCCTAGAGCCGGAGGTATTTACTTATGGGATGAAAGTAATGGACTTTCAACTGCAGCTGTAAATATTACGTCTTTATCAGGTGCAAACCTAGCACCCACAAAAGGATTACAAGTATTAGTTAGTGATATTGATCGTCATGTTATTGTTTTAGGTGCAGATCCAATATCAGGTAGTTCTAGATCTGGTTCTATAGACCCTTTGCTGATAGCTTTTTCTGATCAGGAAAGTGTTACTGAGTGGGAGCCTACTTCTACTAACACAGCTGGATCATTAAGACTGTCATCAGGATCTCAAATAGTTGGTGGCTTGCGATCAAGACAAGAAATACTAATATGGACTGATACTGCTTTATACAGTATGCAATTCGTAGGTGCACCTTTTACTTTTGGAGTAAATTTAATTAATGAAAACGTGGGACTGATATCACCAAATGGTGCTATTAACGCTCCTGATTCTGTGTATTGGATGTCTAGAGATGGATTCTATACTTACTCCGGAACTGTAAGCAGATTAACATGCTCAGTTCTAAACTATGTGCTTGATGATTTTAATCAAACTCAAGCTTATAAAGTTATAGCATTTACCAACAGAGAGTTTAACGAAGTAGGTTGGTTCTATCCTTCAGGTTCTTCTTCTGAAAATGATAGGTATGTAACTTATAATTATCTAGAAGGTGCATGGAGCATTGGAGAGCTATCACGTACAGCCTGGTTAGATGATGGAATATTTGAAAAACCAAGAGCAGCCGGCAAAGACAGTTCTGTTAACTACATTTATACACATGAAAATAGTGATGATGCAGACGGCTTACCAATGGACAATGTGTTTATAGAGTCTGGTGATATTGATATTGATGATGGAGAAAAGTTTGGCTTTGTGAAACGCATCATCCCTGATGTAAAGTTCTTTGGCGATAACTCTAGTGGCGGTCAAATTAACTTTGTATTAAAAACAAGAAACTTTCCGGGAGATAGTTTATCTACTAACTCTACTAACAATGTAACTAGCAGCACACAACAAAATCATGTTAGAGCTAGATCTAGACAAATGGTGTTTAGAGTACAATCAGATGATGACGCAGCCACAGGGCTAAGAACTGGTTTTAGATGGAGACTTGGAGCAAACAGATTTGAGATCAGGCCTGATGGTAAAAGGTAATGGCAAAGCTTTTAGCAAGTAGACTACCATTAGCTTTAGAGAATGTTGACTCTGCAACGTTCAATCGCCTAGTTAGAATACTAGAAATTAACTTAGGACAGTTCGATCCTAACTCAACACCACAGTTTAATGATTCTGAAATTAGCACTTTAGCTTTTAATCAGGGTGATATAATATGGAATACATCTATCGGTGTATTGCAAGTATATACTGGCAACCGATGGGTACAGTTACATACTCCTGTGAATCCACAGGGTTTTGAGCTGCAGTCATCATTAGGTTCTGTTACGATTACCGTAGCAGGAAATGCTACAATAGTAATATAATAAGATTAACAATGAAAAGTTTATCTGAGGGAAATAAAGGGATAAAAGCCCTAGCTAAAAAGAATCCAGCACTTGTAGAGGACAGATTTGGTTACGATGTACCTGGATATGATATGGGTGGGATAGCAGGTATTAATCTTGGAAACATAGAAAGATTTCTAGCAAGAGATCCAGACTTTGATTATATGAGAGATGTATTGGGCGTTTCTCCTACTGACCAAGTAGCTACCAGTCAAATCCCTGAATCAGATCGTATAGCTATGGCTTATGGCGCACCGCAAGTAGGTGACGGCCGAGGTTCTTTATATCAAGATTTAGACTACAGAGACATTACTCCAGGGCAAGAAATATCAATTGATGCAAGAGATGAAACTCCTGCAGCTTATAGATTCTATCCAAGTGAAGTATCAAAAATATATTCAGAAGCAAAGGGTGTTCCTTTCTCACCTTTAGTTGCACCGCCTAAAGAAGCCACATACGTAGACACCTTAGGTTCAAGACGTATACAAAGCCAACTATATGCTAAAGATGGTACTTACGTTGACGCACAAGAGTTTCCAGAAAGAGAAGAATTAGTGACAGGTCCCGGTGGCGAGCGAGGAGATAAGATACCAGCTATGTTAAGCGATGGTGAATTTGTTTTTAACTCAGCTGCAGTAAGGGGTATGGGCATTATGGCTGGTGCAAACCCAGAAGATGAATACGAACAAAGATTAATGGGTGCTCGTCAGATGTATGACTTTCAAAAACAAGCTGAAGAAATGGCTAAGATGTATAAATAATGGGAATACTTGATACCAAAACAAAACGAGGACCAGGGGCTGAAGTAATAACTACGCCTCAAACAGGTTATTCTTTTGTCTCTCCATACATGGAGGACTACTCTAGAAGACTATTAGCTTCTTACTTTGGATCTCCGGGAGAATACGAAGGGTTAATATCTCAAGCTAGAGATATACCTATAGAACAAACAGCAGGACTTACACCGTTACAAATACAAGCTCGTCAAGCAGCAGGTGGACTAGGAGACTTCCAAGGAAGCTTAGATCAAGCTAGAGGATTGTTTGGTAAAGAAGAAGCAACTGTAGATCAAGCTATGGGCTTCATACCTGAGGCTAGAAGAATGATAGGCACAGGTGCAGATACTGTAGCTGGTGGCATAGGTGCTTTACGTAGGGGTGAAGAAACTGCTTTAGGATCTACTAGAATGTTTGATCCAGTTTCTGCATCTAGATTTATGGATCCTTACGAAGATCAAGTAGTTCAACAAACTTTAGAAGATATTAACAGACAATCAGCACAGGCAGACATTGGTCTTAGAGATAGAGCTATATCGCAAGGTGCTTTCGGTGGTTCAAGAGGACGTATATCACAAGAAGAATTAGCCAGAGAAACTGGCAGAGGAGCAGCAGAAGCTGTAAGTGGAATTAGAAGCAGAGGCTATGGTCAAGCATTAGGATCTGCACAATCAGCATTTGAATCACAACAAGCTAGACAGGCTGGACTGGGTGCAATGCAAGCAGGATTAGGCGGACAACAAGCAGCAATAGGTGCACAACAAGCATCATTGGGTGGTCAGTTAGCTGGTCTAGGTGCAGCACAGGCTGGTCTAGGACAACAATATGGTCGGATTGGTCAGGGTATTGCTGGACTAGGACAACAAGGACAAAGCCAACTAGGTACACAGATAGGATTACTAAATCAACTAGGTCAACAAGGACAGGCTACCCAACAAGCAGCACTATCAAGACAATTTGCTGGAGCACAACAACTCGCTGGAGAACCATTACAAAGATTGCTCACAGGTCAACAGTTACTGGCTGGATCACCGATGGGTGGCATATCTGGCGGAACTGGTGGAAGTGCTTATCAGCCTCAATCTTATCAAGAGCCAAGTTCTTTCTCTAAAGCAGCAGGTGCTATAGGTACTATTGGAACACTTGTTGGAATGTTTAGTGATACTGATTTAAAAACTAACATTAAAAAGGTTGGTGAATTAGATCCTGGTATTGGTTGGTACACATGGGATTGGAACGACAAAGCTAAAGAGTTAGGTGCAGAAAGTGAGCCAGCTGAAGGTGTACTAGCTCAAGAATTATTAGAAGTTAAACCAGATGCAGTAATAGTTAAAGATGGGTATTACGCTGTAGATTATTCTAAGGTGCTGTAATGAGTATTACATCAGGACTTGCCCCAATTAGAAACTACGCCAATGGCGGAGATATAAACACAAAAAGACAAAACATGTTAGCAAAGTTAGGCTTTCCTAGTGGAATGACTAATGAAGATTTAGATGCAGCAATAGCGGAAGAAGAAAGAATATCTAGTATTGCTAGTGGAGGTAATGCTCCAAAGACGGCAGAGGGATTTAAACAAGATTTTAAAGACTATGTTTTTGATCCCACAGATCCTGTTGATGTTTTAACAGCTCCTTTATATGCGTTAGGTCCCGCTGGAATTGCTGCAAACAGAGCTATAAAAACTGGACGAGTTGCAAACAAAGCATTCAAACCTAGTGGTATACAATCATTCTTATCTAAACCAGCGGTAAATGTAGGCATACCTACAGCAACTTTAGCTGGAGATGTTACTTATGATTTAGCTACAGACGAAGAATTTATGGGTGATATCAAAACCATAGCCGGTATTGAAGATGATGCACTGGATCAAGCTAACGAAGATCTTAAGAAAGTAAATGAAGAAGAACAAGAAATACCCGATCCAGATACAGAAGATACAGAAGATACAGAAGATACAGAAAAAGAAGAGAAAGGCATAGGAGCATTACAAGATCAGTTAGCTGTTTTCCAAGGCATGATGGATCCTGGAGAAATGACAGGAGGATATACAATTGCTAGTAGTGGCGTAGATACTCCAGAAATAAGAAGATACGCAGGAGGCGGTATAGCTAATCTAGATCCTGTAATGATGGCTAATGGCGGATCTCCTAGATCTAAATTATTTACAGAGGGTATTAAAAGATTAATAAAAAAAGTTACACCTAAAAAGAAAGATAAAGTAGAAGCTAAAAAGAAAAAGTCTGATACCAAAAAAGAAGAAACAGGCGTAACAAAAGATAAGAAAACTAAAACGCAAAAAGCTAAAGAAGAAGTGATTAGAGCTGTGCCTCCTGAAATTGCAACAGCAATAGGTGTTCCAATAGGAGCTTCTCTAAAGCTTAGTAAAGAAGCCCTTAAAAAAGCGGGTGGCGAAGGTGGCATAGGAAGAGGTGCTGCTAGAACAGGTATTTATGGAGGTTTAGGATTAGCCGCATACAATGCACTTACAGGTGATGATGAGACAAGTTCTACAGCAGCAGAAGTTAAACTTCCTCCTCCTCCAGAGCCAGAAGAATCAGATGCTTTAAAAGACATTCTTTATCAAAACAGTTTAGAAAGAGCAACAACAGCTGGCAGAACAGAGCCTTCATTTATGGATTACCTTGCATCTTTCCCCGGAAGCTACACTGAAAAAGTTGGTAAGGATCCTGAGTTTGCAAAACAAATGATGGCAGGATTTATGGCAATGATGAAACCAACAGAAGGTTTTGTACCTAGAAACGCATTGGTTGATTTTGGTGAAGCAGCATATGCGGAACAAGCTAGACAACAAGACGCTGTACCTGATCAGTTACAATTGATAAAAGAATTTGCAGAAAATCCAGAATTAGCAAAAGCATATAGAGATTTTCAAAGAAGTGCAGAACCTGTTGATTTAGTAACAGAACAACAAAATAGAGAGTTATTATTTAGAAATCTTCAAACTATGGTATTTGGAGAAAAGTTTGATGAAGATGATGACATACCAGTAGATATTAGAACTGGTCAACCAGCAGATCCTTTCAATGTTTACAATGAGTTTATTGCGTTAGGAGGAGACACAGCAGCTCTAACTAAAATTAAAGAAAACTACGCTCAACCATAAAAATGCCTTATGTAAAATTACCTGATGGCACAAACATATTTGTTGAAAGCAACGATCCACAGGAAATAGCAAAAAAAACATCAGAGGCTCAAAGAAGAAAAAATAAATCAAGAGGTTCTGATTCTGTTGTAGGAGACATAGGCCGAGGCATAGCTGCTGGCGTTGTATCTATACCTCAAGGACTTGCTACTATACCCACAACCGGTATAGATCTTCTGTTTGATACAGACGTAACAGATGACGTTAATGATTTCTTTGAATCTTTCAAACCAGATGTAGGTGGCACAGCTGGACAAACAGCACAACTTATAACTCAATTTGGTATACCGGGGATAGGTGTTGCTAGTGCGTTATCAAAACTAACCAAGCTACAACAGCTAGGTAGCATAGCTGCGGTAGATGCAGCAGTAGCTACTGATGATGTCGATACCTTTACAGACATGTTGTTTGATAAAGAAAGCGATGAAGAAAGATTAAGAACTTTACAGGGAAGAGATGCAGCCCTAGCAAGACTAACAGAAAGACTTCAAGTATTTGGAGAAACAGCAGCAGTAATGTATGCAGCTCCTGTAGCTGTGTCAGGTGCTGTCAAAGGTGTAGGTGCTGGTTTGGATTTAGCTGCTCCTTATATGTCAGCGTTAGCTAAAGCAACTGTAGGAGATGGATCTCAAGGCGTAGCAATGGCTGCCAAAGCAGATAAAAGTGCTGTTGATTACGTTAAAAAGTTTTTTAGATATGGTGGTAAATACGAACAAACGACAGCTAATAACAAGCTCATAGCAGATGTTATGCAAGCTAAGATGTTATACACAGCTAATCTTGTTAATCCTATTAATGATTCAATGAAAGGCATCAGGCAAACTATAGAGTCAGCAGCATCAAATGGTGGCAAGTTAAATGATGACGATGCTTTGAAACTTACTAAAGCTATAGCTAACTATCGTGCTCCATTGATAGCAGTAGAAAGAGAATTCCCTGATCTTACAGGTGCGGCAAAACAACAAAAAATGAAAGAGTATCAAAACGATGCTATGAAAACTGTCAAAAGTTTTGAAGGATCAGGTAATAAAATTGATTATGAAGCTTTGGGTATTTCTAAAGAAAATCAAATATCTAATGTTTTAGAAAGAAATCAAGGAGCATTTAAACAAGAACAACAATTGGTTTATGACTTTAGTGCTAAAGATCCAAGCGGTACAGTTTCTAAATTATTTATACCAGAACCATTAAGAAATGCTATTGGTGAAAATATTGGATTTTATGGAACAACTACTTACAGAGCCATATTAGATTCTAATTATAAAGTTCCAGATGATTTAAAGGAAGCAGCCATTAGACAAATACAGGAAAAGATACCGGGTCTTGAATCTAAAGTTGCTGCGGAAGATGCTTTTTTTAAATTAATAAATCCTGGTCAAGCTAAAGAAGCTTATCAAACTCCAGAAATGTTTGTGGACGGAATAACATTTGGAATGCTTCAAGGTAAAGATCTTAAAAATTTACCAGCAGTAAGAAAAGCTATGGGAGAAGTTACTGCGCTTGATTATTCTAAACCCGGTGATTGGAAAAAAGCATTGTTGGATGAGTCTGTCGCTGCTTCTGAAACTATGTCAAAGCTTGGTGCATTAGCTGGAAAGTCAAAAGCGTTTGAAGAAATAAGACTAATAAACGATACAGCAGAAGCAACAGGTAGAACATCGTTTTTAAAAACCACTGAAGAATTGTTTCCAGATGGAAATGCAATAAAAGATCCTGTTATTGATGGAGTTCAATACTTCAAGTTTGGAGAAGATGCAGGGTCACTAAAAGATACTTATGCACCAAAAGTTTTTCACGATGCTTTAGGAGAAACTGCAACACAATGGTTAAATAATATTCCAGCTCCATTACAAAAAACATACCAAGGGCTTTTAGGTTTAAAAGCTATTTCTCAATACGGTAAAACTATTCTTGGACCGACTGCTCAAATAAGAAACAATACTAGCGTACCGTTTATGGCTTTGATGAATGGCAATTTGGGACCGAGTGGTAACTTTGCAAAGAATTTTAAGTTAGCTTTTGCTGGTGTGTTTGATCCTAAAGGAAAAGCAAAACTTGCTGATCAAATAAAAGAAGCATCTGAATACAATTTGATGGTTGGTAGAGGAACTCAGTTACAAGAAATAGCTGACGTTGCTGCTTACTCAACTAATAACATGGATATTCTAGGGAGATTGAAAGCAAAACCAATAGGCGAAATCATGACTAGGTTGAAAGAGGGACCTCTTGGTATTGCAGAAAGAGCATACACAGGATCAGATAACGCTGCTAGGTTAATTAACTGGAGTGGAGAACAATCAAAACTTTCAAAAGTTATAGCCAATTCTACAGATGACACAGTGATTCCAATAACTGCTGGTAAAAATATGTCCGATCCAGATATTCAAAGGTTCATTAAACTAGATAACAATCAGCCTGTTGTTAATGTAGGTGAATTAAAAGCTGCTGGAGATGCAGTTGTAGATAAATTTATTAAAGGTGAAGCTGCTGACATAGCATTGAATGTGACACCTACTTATTCAAGAGTTCCAGAGATAGTAAAAGAATTAAAATATATTCCAGTCATAGGTAACTTTACAGCTTTTCCTGCTGAGATTATAAGAAATACAGTTAACACTATGTCTAGAGGTATAAAAGAACTTACGAGTAATAGTGCTGAATTACAGAAAGTAGGTGCTAGAAGAATAGCTGGCGGTATGACAGCTACTGTTGGTATACCTGCTGGTTTGACAGCTACAGCATTATCTTTAACCGGGGCTGAACAAGAACAAGTAGATGCTTACAAAAGATCCTTTGCTGCCCCTTGGGAAAAAACAGCTACATTAATTCCTACTGGCACTGATTCTGCTGGCAATATCACAGGCTTTTATAATTTTAGTTACACCAATCCATATGATTTCTTACAACGGCCTGTTAAAGCTATATTTAATGCTGTTGCTGAAGGTGAAAGAAACGAAGCAAACTTAATGAGAATACTCAGTGACTCATCTTTTGGAATGGTTGGTGAAATAATTGATCCTTTTGTGTCTCCAAGTTTAGGAGCAGCATCTGTTTATGAAGCAACTGTAGGTAAGACAGCCACTGGTAGACTTATTTATAATGAATCAGATCCACTTGGAGAAAAGGTTGCCAAAGGTATGCTTCATTCTTTTAATGCAGTAGCTCCAACCCTTACGCCTGTAACGTTTGAGACTGACGCAGATGGTGTGCAAATTGTGCCTAAAGATTTTATTACATCAGTTGCTTCATTAGGCACAGGAACAAAAGGCGTTATAAGCCCTAAAGGTAAACCAATTGATGTTGCAGAAACATTGGTATCTGCTTTTTCTGGAATAAAAGTAACTAAACCACAAATTGATAGATCTCTTTACTATAAAGCGGCTGAAGCTAAACGAGCAATTAGAGAAACAACCAACGAATACAACAGGCTTTTAAGATCAAGCAACAAAAGAGAAGCAGATGAATTTATTCAAGGTTACATCAACACTAATGAAGCTAGATATAGTTCTTTAAGAACTTTATATACAGCGATTGAAGATGCCAGAAAGCTTGGCTTAAAAACTTATGAGATAGATGAACAGTTAAAAGTAGCTAGAGTAGCTAATAGAGATATGGTGATGGCAGGGATATTTAAGCCAATAGAAGTCAGTGATGATGTTCTTAGACTTGCTGTACAAGAAACTGAAAGAAAAGCTGCTCAACCAGTCCCTATTGGAGATTTAATTTCTACTCAAGTAGATTTAACTGGACAAAGTTTAACAGGAAAATTTAGAGATCCTAGGGTACAATCTACAGCTAGAGCATCAGAAGTTCTGAGGCAAGAAGAAATAGATAAGATCCTTACTGGATCAACCTAAATTTGAAAATAGATTTACCTTTAGAGATATATTACTCTAAGAAAAAAAAGTTCATCCTTAATCTTAACAACTACCGCAACGCTCATTACCGGGTGTTGTCCACAGCTAAGAAGCTTTACTCAGATGAACTCGTACCTAGACTAGAGGGCTTTGATAGTTTCTCTGAGCCAGTTACTTTGACCTACACCTACTATGCTAGAAGCAACAGAAGACTAGATATAAGTAACCCTTGTTCCATCATAGATAAGTTTGCGTGTGATGCTTTGGTTAAGGCTGAGATCCTGGAAGACGACAGCTTCAATCAGATCAAACAGGTAGTGTATATATTTGGTGGTGTGGATAAGGACAATCCAAGGTGCGAGCTGGAGATAACTAAAACGGAACTCCCGTCTCAACCCAAGGCTTAATCTTTACTATCGTTCCTTGTAAAGATTTCTTAATCCAATCAGCTTTCTCTAGTATATCCATAGGAAACCCGGAGTTAACAACTTGAATTAGTTCTTCACTAGAATAAAAACTATTCTCATCAGAATGTTTATTAGCTGGAACGTTAAGAAATCTAAAGCCGTCTTTCTCATACAAAACCATATTTTCATCTTTCTCTATAAGCGTAGCTGGTATTAGTTCTGGAATGTAGTTGTGTCGATTGCATCCTTTGGTTTGACGATCAGTGTTGATCTTCTTGTCATGTTGAGTGCAATGCCAATGAGCATCTCCCTTTTCTATATCTACTTTTGCGAACCGACACGAGCGACAATGGATCTTCGCTGGTAGTGCTCTGCCCAAATAAGAAGCTTGTTGAGCCGGAGTCATATAACTGCGAATGCGATAGTCAGTTTCAGGTATGTAGTTCTCTGGTGGTGACTCAGATAGCAAAACGTTCTTAGCCTTATCCATTAACGTATCAAATAGATCCCTATCAAACTCTACAATCTCAGTATATAAGTCTGAGTTGTTCTTGTTGTAGACAATAGCTATAGCGTGTTTGAACTTAAACAAACCCATGTATAAATGTAACTGAGCAGCGTATTCGTCAGACCACTCGCAGTAACTTCCTAGCTTTTTTAGATTGTTAAAGCGATTGTCGTTAGCTGTCTTGAACTCTAATAGATATGGATTCTCTTGATCTAATCCCGGAAGGTTACTTGCAACACCGTCTATATGGCCTTTAACGTGCCCTCCTAGGGCTTTTGTTTCAAACTGCTTGCCATGCTTATCTACGTCATAGATCTTCGCACCAGGTATCTTTCTAAGCTTCTTAATAAGGTCATCCTCTACAACGTTACCTAGATCCAATAGACGCAACACTCTAGGCTCCCAATCATCTGGCATCAACCAACGGTAACGCATCCAGACCAAACGCTGGTTAGGATTACCAATCCCACTGATACCTAAGTAAAACCTTTGGTGTCTCTCCTCGTCTAGTTCAACCTGATCTAGTAAGTCATGAACGATTGTCATAGTTTTATTCTCTCATTCTTTTTGTTTCTAATACCAATGACATTCTCATACTGACCTTGCTTTTGAATAGCTATCTCAGATATAGAATCAAAGGCTCCATTGTTTATTAATTCAGCAGCCATCCATGCTTGTTTAGGAGATCCCCATTCGTTAGTAATCTTCTTCCATTTACGCACGGCCATGTTGTGTGCGGTGGGGTGTCCAAACATAAGGGGCATCTTCTTAGGAAAGAACTCATTACCTACTGTAAAGATCACCTGACAGTATTCACTGCCGTTCTTAGACTTAGTTACTTTAGCAAATATATCTGTTACAGGTTTGAATACAGGCTTAGACTTAGCCCTCTCATCTGAAAGTACAGCTTGCTTCTCTGCTTTAGTTCTTCTGGCTACCTCTCTTTCTTTCTTAGTCCACAAAGACTTAGTTTGTTTTGCCTCAAAGACTTGTCCGCATTCAATACATTCTTTAGCTGATGGTGAGTTGATCGTATTACAAGATGCACATATCTTAGGATGATATCTGTTTTCAGTAGCTCCGGGCGATACTTCATCCAAGCATCCATGTCTAGCAACGTTCTCTCCGTAGTCCAGAAGCAAGCAGTTGTTCTTATCTTCGTGGATCCTCATCCCTCTACCGCACATCTGCACGTACAGTCCTACGCTTTGTGTTGGTCTAAGTAATGCTATGCAGTCTGTCCTGGGGGCATCCCATCCTTCTGTCAGGACACCAACGTTACAAAGCGCATGAATCTTGCCAGACTCAAAGTCAGCAAGCGTTTGACTACGTTCTTTGTTGGGTGTCTCCCCGGTAATAACAGCAGAGCTAATACCATACTGCTTTAGATACTGTGTCATCTTCTCAGCGTGTAAGACTGATACACAAAAGAATACTGTTGCTGTTCTGCCTTTAGTGTAAGCGTTATCAATCCAATCACTTACAACTTCTATTATGGTTTCATCTACCATAGCCACTTCTTCTAGTTCTTTCTCCCTGAAGTCTCCATTCTTAAACTTCAAGCTGACAGATCCAGCATCAATAATAGCCTTGTCGTTCACAGCATAGGCAGAGAGCCTACATAAATAGCCCTCTCTGATCAATTCTGGGATAGATACACTGTAGGCTAGACCTCTGAAGAAATGATCCTTACGCTTGCCGTATATGTATCCTTGACCCATTCTGTATGGCGTTGCAGTACAACCCATAACTTTCATGTCTCCACGATCAGATAACTCAGCAATAATCTTTTGATACCTGGTGTGTGATGTAGGCGGTACGTTGTGTGCCTCATCTATAATCATGTAGTCAAACTTGCCAACCTTGGCTAGTCTTTTGGGTGAAGCCAATGTATCTCTACTAGCTATCAATATCTGTGCATCATGCTCAAAACGTTTCATTCCAGCTGCTAACACTCCCACCGGGGCATCAGGCCATACAGACTTAAGTTTTTTCTCTGCTTGGTCTACTAGCTCTTTTCTGTGTGCAAGAACAACAAACCTAGCTCCAGGATCTTTAGCCAACACTTCTTTAATGAAGTGAGAGAAGATAATCGTCTTCCCAGCTGCGGTGGGTAATGCAATTAAAGCATGTTCGTTGGCTGGTTTGGTTTCAAACCAATGGTGTAGGGAGTTGATTGCATCCCTTTGGTAGTATCTTAATTGCATTAATGTATAGATCCATTCTGCACTTCATAGAAGTCAAACATCCTTTCTACTATGTCTGGATCTATCTCACCGCTTTCTAGCTTTGTAAGTAGTATCCCGGATATAGTACTCAAAGCATCCTGTGTATTGAATGAATGTTTGAAGACTAACTCAAGGGCAAACTGCAATAGAACCACGAGCATGGTTTGTATATCCAGATCAAGTGATTCCCACTTCTCTATGTTTTTATTTAGATCCAACATAACTTGGTCTAATGTTTCTTTGTCAAATTGATTTTCCATGTATTAAACTATATCTTATATGAGGCGAGAAGTAGCTAAAGTATTACTCAGGTCTTTGAGAGCATTAGCTACTGCTCGGTATTTCATCACAAAGTCCCTCTCTCTCCTGACCTGTATACGCAACTCTGCGATGAAATTCTTTTACTTGTCCCAATCAAACCCATCATCGTCATCGTCATCAGTAGATGCGACAGCTTCGACAGGTGCTTCCGGGACAGGTGCTGCTTCTTGAGGTGCTGGTGTAGGCGCACCCTTGTCATTGAACTTAGCGATAACGTTCTTGTCATCCCACTTAGTACCGTCACCTTTATCTCCACCAACCTCTACTTTGAGGGTGGCATCAAAAGGAACGTTCATCATTGACTCAAGAGCTTCAAGGTTAAAGTTCTCTACATCAGGATCCAAGCCCATAGCTTTTCTCCAATTACGTATCTTGCTTTTAGATACGTTCAAGCCATTACCTTCAAGCATAAAGTTTTCCCAAACTTTTCTGCCAGCATACTGAGGACCTACAACTTCAAAAGTTATATTGATCATCTTATGGTTGTTGGCCTTACTCTTCTTAGATTCCCAAGTTGTACCAACCATTTCATAATCACCGGCTGGCATGGGACCTATTGAACTTACATCAAGTTCTTCTACATCAGTTAAATTAATTTCAAAATCACTCATTTTTTTACTCCTGTTTTAGATTTTAAAGATTCTTTCAAAGCAGTCATGAAAGCACTCCACTCTAGTTCTAAAGGGGTACTCCCCAAATCAACTCTAGACTTAGCGTCAAACGAGGCTGCATATTTATGAAACAACTTACGCTTGCCGTAAGACACACCTCTCGTTGTTTCTTTAAAGCCCTGTCCACTTGTACGAGTTGTTACTTCGTAGTTTGCAAACAGATTAAAATCCACCCATTCTTTTATCATTGCTGATACCTTCTTGTGTAGATTCAATTCCCAACGATCATAAGGTTCTCTCTCAGGATCGTTAAAAGTTCTTATGGATACATGCGATAACAAGATGACATTCATCTTTCTTTTCGCTCCCAGGTCATCGAACATATGTAGCAATGCACGGTATAGTTCAGATGCTTCTGTGTATCCTTTACCAAAACCTAGAGCTTCAATTGATTTGACTGAATGATTCTGACACACCTTTTGATGTATCAGTTTCTCAGCCCAATCTGTGGTATCAAAGACTAGGGTCTTGTAATCGTGTTCTTCATGCAACAATGTATTAACTTGTTTCAATACGTCATCGTATGTTTGACACAAAGGAAAAGATGGTACGTCAATAAAGTTTGTTCCATCCTCTGTCTTAATAAATATTGGTCTGGGTGCTTGTGAAGCAAAGGTACTTTTACCTATGCCGTTAGTCCCGGACACATTGATCTTTAATGTAGGCACTTTAATTCCTGTCTCTACTGTATCTAATAAACTCATTTCTTATCTCCCTTCAATGGATCTATAAAAGATATGTAAGGTCTTTCATTGATCTTGGTTTGTAATCCCTCTTGTATCTTGTCGAATACATCTTGATTGTCTTCTGCAATCTTTTTAGACATGGCCGTGTCTTCAACGAACTGTGTCTTGAATGGGAATAGATTCTT